CAATAAATTAAACTAACTTTGTAGCAAAAATTGATTAATCAATAAAAATCAGTAACATGGCAAAAGGAGGAGCAAGACCAGGCTCAGGACGTAAATCGTTGGCCATAGAGCTAAATACAGCGCAATTGGCAAGGGAAACCCTTATAACTAAATACGGTAGCCTAGAAAAGGCCCTATTAGCTTTGTGGGATAGTGGCGAAGCATCATTGCAAAAGTTTGTCGCTGAACACGCATTTGGTAAGGCTGTAGAAAAACAAGAGTTAAAACATGACATTTTACCTCCGCCTTTAGTGCAACTATGATAATCAAACCAAACCCATTACCACCATTTAGGATTCTCTATGATTTGCCGAAAGGCACTTGGATGGTCATAAATATGGGTGGTCGTGGTGGTGGTAAGTCCTATGAGGCTTCAAAGTGGGGCAATATAAAGGCTACGGTTGAGCGCAAAAGAGTTGCCGTTCTTCGTGATGAGAAGACAACTATCTCAGATTCTATCCTAAATGAGTTAAAGAACCGATACGATGAACTAAATGAAAAGTCAAATGGGTACTTTAACACGCTTTTCGAGTTCAATTCGAGCGAGCTAAAGGAACTTAAAACTCAAAAGAAGCTAATCTTTACAAAGGGATTCAGGGCCTCAAGTGGCGCAAAGACCGCAAACCTAAAGTCAATTAGTGATGTAGATATAGCCATAATTGAGGAGTTCGAGGACTTGACCGACGAACACGCGTTCAATCGATTTACTGATGGTATAAGAAATGAAGGGTCATTAATCTTAATTAACTCGAATGTGCCTGACATGAATCATTGGTTTGTTCGTAGGTACTTTGACTTAGATGACACTGAACACGATGGATATTTCAAGTTAGTGCCTAAAAACATTCCTGGGGTTGTTTACATATTCTCAACCTACGAAGATAATCCGCACCTACCTAAACACATAGTAGACAAATACAATGCGTATGGTGATGCTGCAAGTACGTTTTATGATCAACACTACTATCTAACGCAGATACTAGGGCTATGCTCAAGCGGTCGAAGTGGTCAAATTTATAAGAATTGGAAAAGGATAACAAATGATGAATTTAACGAATTGCCTTATAAGTCACACTTTGGTTTAGATTATGGTTGGACGGATAATGAAAAGGCATCTAGTGGTAAAATGGCATTGGTTGAAGTTAAAGTACACAATGGTAAGTGCTATGTAAGGCAGGTTATCTATGGAAATGGCTATAATAAATTGACATTGGCAGTTAAAATGATTCAGCTAGGTATAACCGAAAATGACTTAATAGTAGCGGATAATGCCGAAAGGATAACCAACTTAAAGCTAAGGAATGGCTTTGAAAAAGATGAAGTCGATTCTGAATTATTAGAGCGATACCCAAGGCTAGTAAGTGGGGCCTTTAATGTTGTACCATGTGTAAAGTCAAGGCTATCAGATAGACCTCTTTTAGTTTCTCAGTATGAAATATACGTAACCGATGATTCAACAGGCATTTGGAATGAATATGTAAATTATAGCTGGGCTAAGGATAAGAACGGAAATCCAACAGACGAGCCTGAGGATGCTTACAATGATGCTATGGATGCACTTTCATACATTTTATTAGCAAAAGGTAGGCTTTACTAGGTAAATAAACTATATTTGTCATGTGAATTACATCTTTAGTCATGAATGCTTCCCACGTGTACACAAAGACGTATTGCCATATAGGCAGTCATTTGTTGAGGATAGGCTAAACAAACTCCCAATTACAGAATTTAAGCAAGGTAATTATATCCAAGTAGGCAACCCAACAAGAGCAGACCAAGAGTATATGTTCATAGTTACCGAAATAGACACAAAAAACAGCCTAATTTACTTAAATTGGGGTGGCGTGATAGATACACGCCAAAAGCAGTTTTAAGCATAAAATGAGCCTTAAAATAAATATTTTGCAAAATGTAATAAATAATAATTATTTTTGTAGCGTAAACATTCAAAGTTGAGCAATTTACTATTAAAGGCAGGGCTAGCATACGAGGCGTTTAAGTCCGTGTTAGGTTCTGGAACAAAGAATCCTTTAGACAAGAATACGGCTGTAATTGCCGATAGTGAAAACTTCTTTGAAGTGTTTGGTTCAAATGTGTTCTTTGAATATGTAGGCGGTAATAAGGCTGAAAAGTATTACCGAGAATGTCCACCACTTTCTTACATCTTAAACAAAAAGGCTTCATTTGTCGCCAATGGCATTGTGTCAGCTACTAAGATGAACGGCAAGGAGTTGAGAGGCATAGAAGGTGCTGAGTTCTTAAAAATACTTGAATATCCAAATCCGATACAAACATTAAAACAATTCCAAGCTCAAGTAGATTTATACACAGACTTGTATGGGTGGTGCTTTATTCTTAAGATAGTACCTGATGGGATGGATGCAATACCTAGTGAGTTATGGGTATTACCTCCGCACATGCTTGACATAAAGAAAAACGACAAATATCTTTTTGTTGATGACTTGATGGAAATGATAGATAGTATCTATTTTAACTATGCAGGAGTGAGAATACCGATAAATAAAGATGACGTTTATCTATTCACAGGCGAAACATCAAGTACAAGCGATTTGTTATTCCCAAATAGCAAACTTTATTCGTTAAAGTACCCTATAAACAACCTAATCAAGAACTATGAGAGCCGAGGAGTTATAATAGAGAAAAGAGGTGCATTGGGTATTCTAAGTCCTGAGAATGATAGTTTAGGACAAATTAGGGCTACAAAAGAGGATAAAGACCAATTACAAAAGGATTATGCAAAATATGGTCTACTTAACAACCAATATCAGCTAATCATAAGTAATATTGCTATGCGTTGGAGTCCTATGTCAATGAACGTAAGGGATTTGCAACTATTGGAGTTTGCCAAAGATGATATAGGTGTACTTTGTGATGCATTCGGCTTTGAATCTTCTTTGTTATCCACATTTAACGATAACAAGTTTAACAACAAGAACGAGGCAAAAAAGAGTCAATACCAAGATTCAGCGATTCCACAAGCGAATAACTTTGTAACTCAACTTAACGACATGATGAACGCCCAAGAAAACGGCGTAATTTACAAAGTAGACTTTAGCCATGTACCAGTATTACAAGATGACCAGAAACTCAAATCAGAAACACACAAAAACAACGTAGAATCAATTACTAAGCCGTTAGTGTGCAACTTGATTACATACGGCAATGCGATGCTGAAACTAGGCGAAGAACCACCTACAAACCTATCAAACTTATATTTCTACGAACTACCTATCGAGATACAACAAACCTTTAAAATCAATACAAATGGCACTAACAACCAAGGAAATCAAGGAAATAGTGAAGGACAAGGAAACAATAATCAAAACTAAACAAATAGTAACTAAATGATACCAGTATTTGCAAATAAAACCGAATTTCTAAACTTCTTTGACAAGGAGTTAAAAGGGGATAAGGCTAAGATGTACGCAATGAAAAAAGCTACATTGAAGCACGCTGATGCTGTTAGTTACTATTTGCCAAATTTAGAAGTAGGCAAAGAAGATGCCAACAAAGAAGCCTCAGTACTTTCTACACTTGATACAAACAAGATTCTAGTTAAGTCGGTGATAAACACGACTAACATACTAGATTCTCATGGTGATGTCCACATCCCTAATTTATGGAAGAAAAGCCTAAATGAATCAAAGGGCTTCATGCTTTTACAAGAACACCAAATGAAGTTCGACAAAGTAATAAGTGATGACGTAAACGCTTATACTAAGTCATTGAGTTGGAAATCTTTAGGCTTTGATTATGAAGGTAATACCCAAGCCTTGATATTTGATTCTACCATAGTCAAAGATGAATACAACGACATGATGTTTAAAATGTATTCCAATGGAAAGGTGAAAAATCATAGTGTCGGGATGCAGTATGTCAAAATAAGTTTAGCCTACGATAGCACAGACAAATACTGGAAAGAGGAGAAAGAAACCTATGATAAGTACATTGACCAAGTAGTAAACAAAGAAGATGTAAATGGTTATTTTTGGGTAGTAACTGAGGCCAAAATAATCGAAGGTAGTGCTGTAGTAAGAGGTTCAAACATTGCTACACCTACTCAGTCTGTACAAGAAATCAAAGAAGCCGTTGATAACACTTCTACGACCATAGAGCCGACTAATGTCACTCAAACACAACCGACCGCATTCGGTAAAATGCAAACTATTTTAAACATTCAAAAAAACATCAAAAAGTAATGAAAAAATTACAAGAAGGCGCACTAAAAGCGGATAACACACCGTACAGCGCAGAAGAAATCAAGGCTCACAACGATTTTATCGATTTAGTTGAGCAAACAAGCAAAGAAGCCACGGCAAACATGATCACAAAAGAAGAAGCCGATGCGGCCATCCAAAAGGCTATTGAAGAAGCCACAGGAACAATGAAGGCCCAACTTGAGAAAACCTACAAGGCAGTACTTGAGCAAGGAACTACCATTGCAAAATTGAAATCTAACAAAGTAGCAAACAATCAAGAAGGGTTCGCTACAATGAAAGAGGCTATCATGGATGCATTGGTTAACAATGAAGATTTGAAAACCATCAAGGCCGCAGGGTACAAACAAACTCAACCTTTGAACATTGCTATTAAAGCAGCCGTGACAATGGGCCTAGATACTACCATTTACACAGGTGATACTACAAATACTATCACTCAAAACACTGGTATCGTATCTACTATTCGCCACCGTGCAACACGTTACTTGGCTCAGGTTTCTGTAGGTTCTATCACTACAGACCGCGCTCTATGGGTTGAAGAAACCGACGAACAAGGTACACCTATCTTCATTGCAGAGGGTGCAACTAAGACACTAATCTCAGTTAAGTATGTAGAGAAAGATGCCAAGGTAAAGAAAATCGCTGTTCGTGGACGTATTACAACCGAAATGATGGACGATTTGCCTCAATTGGTAAACTACATCTACAATAACATGATGAAGCGTGTGGAAATCAAAATCGAAGACCAATTGTTGAACGGTGATAACACAGGCGAAAACCTTAATGGTTTAGACAATGTGGCTACTGCTTTTGCTGCTGGGGATTCTGCTAACACTATCACAGCACCAAATGAGTTCGATGTTATCAATGCTGTAGCTACTCAGGTAGAAATTGCAAATGGTATTCCAAATGCTATCTTTATCCACCCACGTACAGTACAAGCCTTGAAAGCCGTAAAAGCTACAGATGGTACACCATTATGGAGAAACTACGTTGATATGTTAGGCGAAATGACTATCGCTGGCATGAAGGTAGTAAGCACTACAGCCGTAACCGCTGGTGAGTTTATCGGTGGTGACTTGAAAGCTGCTAATGTTTTGTTCCGTGAAACAATGAACCTTCGTATTGGTTTAGATGGTACAGACTGGAGCGAAAACAAGAAAACCGCTTTACTTGAATCACGCCTTGTACAATTTGTGAGCGCAAATGACGTTCCAGTAATTGTGAAAGGTGATTTTGCAACCGCTAAAACAGCACTTGAGGCCGTAGTAACTCCTTAATTCTAAACACCTTAGTATATGAAAATCAAAATAGTAACAACATCAAAAGCACCATATCATAAGCCAAATCAAACTATCGAAGTCGATAATTGGTTAGCTGGTAAAATGGTTTCTCAAGGATGGGCAACGTATGAAGGTGAATCGCTTGAACCGATAGCCGAAATAAAAGCTAGTGAACCTGAGATTATCATTTCTGAGGTGGAAGAAAAGGTAACTAAACCTAAAAAAGTAAAATCAAAAAAGTAAAATGAAAAGAATCATTCTAGTATTACTCACGATTATCGCAGTGAGTTGCAACGAACAAGCGATAGGCCAAGTATCTTTGTATAGTGCTAGTACTGGTGGTGCAATTAGCAACATTACATCTAACACATTCGATACCTTGACCAATACCACAGCTAAGTTCTTTATCACCAAAACAGGTGCTTTAAACTCTAGTTCTGTAGGAAATTATATGCACTACTTCACGGCTAAGACCTTAACAGGAACACCTGCAACGGTTACAATAGTTCAAGAAGGTAGTATGGATGGTGTAACATGGTACGGACTTACAGGTTGTGCTGGTACTGATGGCCGCAATTGCGATACATTAACCTTTACACCTACTACAGAGCGAATATATGTAATGAGTTCAAACGCTGGCGGTGGTAAATTAGTTTACTCAGCGAATCATGAAAATGTGGGTGGCCGTTGGCTATATACACGTTTACGTTGTATTCCTAGTGGTACTCAAACGCTACGTATTTCAAGTCCTAAAAACTTACCATTTAGCAAGTAAACAAACTGATGGCTACTATAATCACATCGAGTTATTTTGTAGGCGAAATCTCAATTCCAAACTCTGCACCTTCAAATCCTGAGGGTGCG